CATCCATTGATACGCATCGCAGAACGTAACTTGCCATAGTAGACATATCATTGCCTTGTATGTCTGTGATACTTTCTACGAAAAAATTGTATGTTATTTTCTTGCCTCCTTGCGGAGTTTTGATGCTAAACGTAATTTTTTCTTCAGCGCCAGCTGGCAAAAAGTTTAACAGGTCGATACCTTCAGTTACGAAAATATCGCAGGCAAGAGTGTAGTTGTCTAGAGACTCATAGACATCCATTCCCATAACTAAATGCGTAATGTCTTGTGGATTGCCGCCAGTAAAAGTTGTGATTTTAATCTCTTCAATTTCTACTGAACCAGCATCAGCTTTATATTGAGTCGGTAAACCGCCTGCCATTCTCTAAATTACCTCAACACTTCAGTCAGTTGATTAATTATTGCTTTTCTATTTTGTTTATCCACTAAGAAAATGTTTCTTTTCGCTTCATTCAATTTAAATTCATAATCATAATACGATACAGGTCTGTTATAAACGACTTCTGTCAGCGGAATTACTTGTCGATCAACAGCAACTGAGGATGCATTTACTGTCGCTGTTGTACCAGCATCAGTTGATATTGTAAAGTCAGTGTTTGAAGTAAAATCGCCAATTACATTCTTAATATTACAAACGGTTGTGTTCGCGTAGACAATTTCAGCATATGTGTCGCCGCTTCTTGCTACCAGATCGCCAACTTTAAATGCAGTTGCCATTTCTGTATCAAAAGAAAATGACATTATTTTGTTTGTATTATATAGAGTTGGTTCTTCAGCGCGTTCATAACCGACGACACCAGTCAGATTGATAATTGGTTTCCAATATTTTTTAGGATTACCAATCGAGTCTGGGTCTTCTGTTGCCGCAGCATTATAACTTGGCGCCAATGCCTCATACGCTGCTGAAGAAAGAACTGTATCATCGGCGTCATAATTATTTTCATAATGAATTATTTTTCTTTCCGCGTTTCTATACGATCCGTATTTTTTAGATATGTATTCATCAAAATCTAAATCCGAAAGAGGAGTATCAAAGTGCGGATCAACTATATCATTTGCCAGATATATCATCCAATCCAGATTAACACTGTCATAATAGTTAAATGCTAATTCATCTACATTTTCGTTTTGTTCCATCGTATGAGTATAAAAGACTGATAGATATTTTTTAACATTTGAAGAGAGGTTTACTCTCTTCATAATATCTACTGCAGGTTGTCCTTTGTATTCATTTAAAGGAAACTTTCGGAAATATAAATCTTGTCTTCTTTTAATTGGCATTTTCTATCCGCCCCGTTCCTATTCTTCTTTTGGCATTGTAAACATTTCAGATTCTCTAAATTGCATTGTCAGAAAAACTGACACGGGTGCGCCATCTTTAAAAAACGCCGAAGTTCCTTCGCCAGAATAATTGATTGACATACTCTCAACAAAACAAGGCATATATTTATCGTATCGTTCGCTACCTTGCCCTTCTATTGTTATCTGGGCCAAGTGCGGATAAACCAAAGTGTTACCGTCTATTGCCGGAAGAATATGTTTTTTTATCATTTTCAAAACATCTTTTAATGCTCCAGCATCATCAGAAGACAAAGGGACTAATTTCCAAGCAAATTGAAATTGTCTTAGAGGCATTCCTTTAAAGAACACTGATGGATGTGGATTAGGAATTTGCCCTAATGCTTTTTGTATAAAACCAGAAGCACCTGCTGCACCGCCTACACCTCCTCCTATTGCTGATTCTGCAGAATCTATCAATCCATAACCAGTTCTAGTTGCAATATCAGTCGCGCCTTTAAATGCGCCTTTTAGAGCTTCTTCTACTATATCACCAACATCTGCTTGGTTTTCGCCTCGCGCTAATGCTGCTTTTTTCGCGTTCTCAGTAACCGCACCCAATTGAGATGCAATTGCTCCTGTCGCGCCAGTATCGACTGTGTCATATGTCACGTTAAAATCAGTCTGGAAATTTTCTGGTAATGGCAACAAAACCATCTCAGCATCACCTTTGCTGCCAGGAGTCTGCGCATCAGTTCTAGTAACTGTTTCAAATTGGATCTTTATATACGCTTTTTCTGCTGCCGATGCAATTGCCTTTGGAAATGCTGAACCACCTGGTGTACCTCCTCCCATCGCTTTTTTCTTCGCAGCACTGACTTCAGCAGGAGAAGTTTCGGATTGCTTCGGTGCCGAGACAGCAGGATCAGCGGGAGTAGTTGCTTTAGAATCTAACGATGCTTTGTCTCCAGCAGCAGGTCCAACAACTGCGTTTGTCATAGATTGTACCTGACCAGCAGTGAAACCTGCAGCTTCTAAACTAGCACCAATTGATGATTGTAGCGCGTTCGTTCCCGAAATGGTATTATTGGTGTTCTGTAAAGAAGTTACATTAGAACCATTTGTAGATCCTGGGGAAGATGCGTTCGTTCCCGTTACCCCTGCTTGCGCAGGATTAATATTGGTCGGGGATTCTCTTTGAGCAGAAACTTCTACTGGTAGTTGAGGCATTGTTTTTTTCCTATAAATAGTGGAATGAAAACGTACAAAGGTATATTCAAACCACAGAACCCAAATAAATATAAGGGCGACCCATCTAACATTATTTATAGGTCTAGATGGGAGTTAAAATTAATGATGTATCTTGATCGTCACCCAGACGTAAAACAATGGGCGAGTGAAGAATTGATCATACCTTATCGTTCGCCGATTGATGGTAAGATGCATCGCTACTTTCCTGATTTCTGGGTTCGTAAAATCAATCGCGACGGTGCAGAGGACATCGTAGTGATTGAAGTGAAACCGAAAGCACAAACAGTTGAACCAAAACCGCAGAAAAATCTCACTAAAAAGTATTTATACGAAGTTCAAACATGGGGTGTAAATAAATCAAAGTGGATTGCTGCGGAGCAATTTTGTAAACAAAGAGGTTGGGATTTTACTATCATGACCGAACATGAACTGGGAATAAAATAATTGGCAACATATATATTTCAACAAATTGCGAAAGAAGGAAAGGCAGAAGGAATTACTGCTGGAACTGACGAAGCGAAGGATTGGTTTCGCGATCGTGCAATGGAAGTCAAACAAGTTAATGTGCGAAAAGAAGTTCGTAATCGCGAGAGACTGTATAATAAAATAGTCCCAACTGATATTGGTCGAATGTATCACTTCTTTTATGATCCAAAGCACAAAGACACTCTACCATATTATGATCGTTTCCCGTTGGTCTTTGTGATGGATAGATATAAAGATGGATTCCTTGGAATGAATTTACATTACCTTCCTCCAGTATTCCGCGCAAGGTTAATGGACAGGTTGTATGCAATCACAAGGAATGATGCTATTCGCGAATCTGAGAAACTACGTTTGTCCTATGGATTACTGAGTGCCTCGGCGAAATACAAATACTTTCGTCCTTGTGTCAAACGATATTTAAATAATCATGTTCGTTCTAGGTTTTTGTACATCCCTGCTGAAGAATGGGACATAGCATTAATGCTACCGACTGAGCGATTTAAGAAGTCTAAGAAAAATTCTGTTTGGCGAGACTCCAAACGATTAACTAGGAAATAAGAAATGGCATTCAGCATAAAAGACATGAAGGGGAGTTTGCAAAGCAGTTCGTATCTTATGGCTTCCCATTACGAAATGATTGTTCAACCCAAAGGTGGTGGCGATAGTAATCTATTAAGAATGAGAGCAGATTCAGTTTCTCTTCCTGGCGTTTCTTTTGCCTCAGTTGACCAATACAAACCATTCGCGACGGGAAGAACTTATAACATACCACACTCATTTACTCCTCAAGAAATCTCAGTCAGTCATTTAATTGATACCAACAGTGATGTGTTAAAGAGTCTAATCGATTGGGCAGCATTTATCGTAGACTTTAAAGGAGAAACTGGTTCTCCGTTCACTGCCAACTATTTTAAAGAATATGTTTCTGATGCTACAATTCTCTTATACGATAATGCTGGCACCCCAAGAAAAACTATCACATTGATAGACACATACCCGTCTACCATCGACCAAGTACAAATGTCATGGGCAAGTTCTGATGAGATAGCAAGAGTGAATGTTTCTTATCAATTTGTAGATTATACTATTACTTAACGAAGGTGAAAATATTATGTTACCAAAAAATGCAGTTCCAACTTTTACATTAAAACTCCCATCAACAGGCGAAGATATTCTCTATAGACCTTTTCTTGTCAAAGAAGAAAAGGTTATGTTAATTGCTAAACAGAGTCAAGAAAGAATTGACATTATCAACGCAATCAAAGAAGTCATTTCTGCTTGTGTACTTAACGAAGGTTTTGATGTCAATCAGATTACTACGTTTGACATGGAATATCTTTTTATTAAACTTCGCGCAATGTCTGTTGGTAATGAAATAGAGTTTACTGTTGAGGACAGTACTGATCAAACAACATACGATTTCAAACTTGATCTGAATGAAGTTGAAGTGACGTTTCCAGAAAATACAGACAAACAAATCCTACTTGATGATAACCTTGGAGTGATGATGAAATATCCAACAATGGATTTATCAGAAAAACTCGAAGAAGTGACAGAGTTTGTTGAACTTGGTTATGAAACTATCAGGCATTGTATTGATTATATTTTTGATCGCGAAGAAACATACGATTGGAAATCAGCAACCAAAGAAGAACAGGGTGAGTTTCTGGACACTTTGAATGCAGAAAATTATCAGAAGATTAATGCTTTCTTCAATCGAATGCCTAGAATTGAACACGTGTTTGAATATAAGAATGCGCTTGATGAAGATAAGAAAGTTTATTTTAGGAAGATAGAAGATTTTTTTCTATTGGGCTGAGTTATATGAATCTTCAAAGTTTCTATAAAATCAATTTCGACATGACTCAGTATCACAAATTTTCTTTATCCGAAATTGAAAATATGATACCATTTGAAAGGGACATTTTTATTATAATGTTAGAAGAAAAAATAAAGAAAGAAGAAGAGCAACAAAAACAGAGATAATTAAATGGCAAACCCACTAGCAGCAATTATCGCAAAAAGAGTCGCCGGAAAGGTAGCAAAAACCGCTGGTAAAAATGCCGGAGCAGGAGCAAAAGCATCTCAGGCAGGAGCAAAGGCGACCAAGTCTACTGCATCAGCAGGATCAAGCACAGCAAAAGCAACGGCAAATGCTGGTCGCGGTATGCAGGGTGCTGCAAAATCTCCAGGAATGTTTAAAAAGTTTTTAGGAGCTGGTGCTGTCGGCGGTGGACTTTTTGGACTTAGTTCTTTGTTTGACATGTTTCCTGGAGGAGACGATGAAGCAGCGGCAGGCGAAGCAGATACTGGCGGTGTTGCTTCTACTCCTACTCCTTCTCCTACTACAACTGGAACTAGCACAGGATTAATGTTATTTGACTTTGCTTCAATGTTAGATAACAAAATGCTACCAGTTCCAAAACTCCCTGAAGTAGTCATAGATGAAGCAGATCTTCCATACGTTGACGCGACCTTAGATGCAGATGTTGCTATTCCATATGATATAGAAGAGATGTTCGACAAAGAACGTGGTTCTTTAATTATCCCAAGAGGAACGTATCTTGATTTTTCTTCTGATAAAATAAAAGGTCTCACAACTGCTGTTCTTCGTCTAGCAAAAAACCAAGACTTAATTAATCAACAAATTGGTCAACTGAATAATAAGACTGCTGCTTTAGAGCAAGCAATAGAAACTGCACAAGATTTAAATCGCCGAGCAATTCTGGATTACAATCGTCAGCAAGACGAAGAGGCACTGGAAGACGGTGCTCCTGGAACAGATAAACCTAAAACTGGGTTTATTGCAGAAGGTGTAGAGGCAGCGAAAACAGCAGCAAAGTTAGGTCTTGCTTCTTTGGGTCTAGGTGCTGCGGGTGCTGCTCTTGCGGTTGGCGGCACTATGCTTGGAGATTGGTTGTCAGGTCCAGAGCAAGAAGCAGATCAAGCATATCAAGATGCCCTTGATTCTGGCGCTACGGAAGAAGAAGCAGCGAGAGCATATCAAGAAGCGTTGGAAGCAGCAGAAGATGAAACTTGGGCAGATGAAGTTGCTACAGCAGGCGGTGCTGCCATGATTGGTGGTGCTGGCGTTGCTGCATATAAAGCAGGGCAGAAAGGTGTAGAAAAACTCGCTGCTTCTAAAGTCGGGCAGAAAGTAGGAATGAAGACTGCTGCCCAGAAAGCAGAAGCGAAAGCAGCACAGAAAGCGCAACAAGAACTCGCCGAAGCTGGCGGTCGAATGATGGCAACTGAGTTCGGTGAAGCAGGAGCAAAAACAACAACAAAGGCAATCGGCAAAGAAGTCGGGGAAGCAGCAGGTAAAAAGGTCGGGAAGTCTGCAATTACTGCTGCCATCTCAAAGGTTGCTCCTAAGAAATTGACAGCACTTGCAGGGAAAGCAGTTCCTGGAATCAGTTGGTTGGTCGGAGGAGCAATCGCTGTAGCACAATTAGCAAAAGGTGATTATGCTGGGGCGGCATTAACAGCAGCAAGTAGTGTCGCTGGTGCTGCAACAGCAATACCATTAATTACAGTAGAAATTGCGCGAGAAGTATACAATGCCGTTTATGGTAATCCAGAAGGCGAAACGACATATGAAAAATTCCCGCATGAATGGGATGCCGCGAACCCAGAAGAATCTGGTTATGTAGAAAATATCGGAGTCATTAAAGATGCAACTGCCGAGTGGGTAGCAGAGTGGTTTGAAAGCAATGCAGAATATCCACAAGATGAAGAGTCTTTAAATTCTGCTATTGAGAAAGGGATATATGATCACGACTATGTCGGTGATTCAGAAGTAGATCTAAGCAGAGTCTCAGAACTAACTGTTCCTGAGATGAAAGCAATTATTGCTGAAGATGATATTGACGACGAGACGAAAGAAGTTCTACAGAAACAAATAAGCACAAGAGAAGAACAAGTAAAACCACAACCAGTAGAAGAAGTTGGTGGATTGAAAGTTGGTTCTGTTGATAGACCTTCGGAGTTGAGAGGAAAAGAAATTCCTGGGTCTGGTGAAGAAGGTTTATCAGAACCTTTGACGATCGAAAGAGAAAACTTCATAATGGACTTTGAAGCAGCGCAATTGGAGATAGAAGGAACAAAACAAAACCTTGCGGCATTCAAAGCAGAACACGGCGAACCAGACACTACATCTATTCGTAACTGGGGTCAGGGCGATTGGACTTTCCCTGCATACTCTGATCCAAAACTTCAAGAAAAATTCCTTGAACTCAACACACAAGTGACCGAGGCAAGACATAAAAAAGAAAAAATGTTTGTTGCAGAAAAGGCAAGGTTATTGAATGTAGACGCAACAGAATTGCTGCACGATCCTGTAGATTTTGCACATGATATGCAAAGGTGGTTACAAGAAAATAACATTCCAATCCCTGAGAATACAACATACGGTAAGATAGTAAAACTTTTCAACTACGCGGTACAGAAGCGATTGTATAAAGAAGCAGATGCATACTTTGGTGAAGACGCACTTACACCAGAACCAGAAGTAACAGAAACACCACAAAGTGCACGAGATATGCGTAGTTCGCAAGCAACTGCAGTACCAACAGCAGAAGCGCAGTCAGAGGCAAATATCACTGGCACAACTTCTGCGACCACTGCCAATAATATTCTAGACAAAGCACAACCACAAACAGAAAATAGTGTTGTTGTAGTACCGATTCCGCAAAGAACAAGTAGAGCACCAGTTGCTGCTGAAATGAAACCTGCGCCGTTAGGTATGGTTTCTAAATCAAGAAGCGCGAGTGCTGGTCCAACTATTAGGACGAAGGATAGTTGGTTCCAAGGTATAATGGATCCAAGGTCATAAAAAAATGCCCCGCCGAAGCAGGGCACAAACTTAACGAACCTGAGTTTAGTCCTCAGCTAACTTCTTAAAGAAGTCAAGCGAATCGTCATCATCTTCAAACGTAGGAGTTGGTTCCGCAGGAGCAGAAGTTGCTTCTGCTACGGGAGCGGTATACTCAATCTCCGGCACATCTTCAGCGGTCGCTGAAGTCTGACGATTGTTTTCGCCAAGTACCTTCGCAAGTTTCTGCGAAAGTTCTTCATAAGAGCGGAAGTTGTTTTCATCAAGAAACTCTGACAGACCGTTCTGCAGTTTCCAGATCTTTTCCATCTCTTCATCATCATCAAGCAACGTAGAAGGTTCGTCGAACGCAGACTTATCATAGTTGCGATATCCTTCAACATTACGAATACGAAGTCGGAAGTTTGCACCTTCCCAGAAGTCAAAAGGATTGACTGCTTCTTCGTCTTCAAACTGAGGATGCATCACATCGTTGATCATATCAAAGATTTTCTTGCCGTACTCGTACAAGAATACTTTGCCTTCATTGTCAGGATTACCAGGATCCTTAATGACAAAGATATTAGAGATATAATGCAGTCGGCGTTTCTGCTTTCTTGCTTGCTCTTTATCAGCGTCATTACCAGAGTTCCAGAGTTTGCTGTTGTACTCGCCAACAGGGTCATCCTTACCAATTGAAGTCAAAGACTTCTCGATATACCAACCACCTGGACCTTGGAATCCATGATCCCAGTATCGGACGAATGGTACATCTTCGTTCTGCGGAGCAGGGAGGAAGCGAATAATGGCAGAACCATTACCTGCTTTATCAACGACAGGTTTCCAGAATCGCTCATCACGCCCAGACTTCTGCTGAGTGTTACCGAGTTTTTCTGCTGCTTGAGTCAGTTTATCGAATTGAGACTGACGGTTCTTTTTAAGTTGTGCAAAATCGTTCATATTTTGTTTCCTTGTATTAGCAATGTATTAGCAATGTATAACAGTTTATTCACTTTATTCATAACCACAAAACATATTCTAACCTAAACTTTTGCCAAAGGCAAGACATTTAGTCATCAAAGTCCATCATTTCTTGCGATCGATTATACTGCCAATCGCTAATGAAATCCCATTGAATGTCATTTAGGATTTCATATCCTTGATCAGTGAATCCTTCATCTTCACTGTATTGTTCCTTGAGTTCTGGGGCGATTTGAGTTAGATGCTCAAACATCTCTTCGCTGTCTAACTCCTCACCATCATATAACCCATCCTTGTTATAAACTTGCACGCCAATGAAGTTTGGCATCTCGTCTTCATATGTATATCGCGCAACAACTGACTCATCAACTGCAGCAACCTGTGCGATTACAGACTCAACGAATTCTTCAACAGGCGACCACGCTGATTCAAACGACATAAATTCATCGTCTGAGTCATGTAGATATGCCCATTTAGCACCGACACGCTCGCACATAAAATTGCGATCGATCGTGTCTAGATCTTCAGTAAATGCAAAACCTAGATGCGAGGAATACTTATCGGTGTCGCGAGAACGAATAGTTTCAATGATTTCTCGTACAACCTTTTTTCCTTCTTCGGAAATGGTGACGAAATTTAAACAAGATGATACATGATTAGCCATAACAAAGTTTCCTTTTAAATAGGAAGGCGAGCAGTTCGTTCCAAGTAATTCAAATCTTCAGCTTCTTCGCGAATCTTTGATTTCATTGCTATATTCATATTAATAAATTTAGCAGCCATTTCTACCTCTATATCCCTTTGCTCGCAGTAACTGATAATCGCTTCCATGTAATCAACATTATCATGAGCACGAATCCGTTCAATCTCTGCGAAGAAATTTTTATAGTTGGAGTCCTGAACCTTGTCCCGAATTACTTCTTCCATTAGTCTTGTGCATCCAACTCAGCAAACAATTGATCAATCATTTTTGCTTTAGTCTTGCGACCATCAAGATTGATCCCGTACTCTGCTGAAGCAAGAGCATCAATTTCTTTCTTAGACATCTTCTCTAAATCTGCCCTTGAAGGAATAACCTTTACAG